ACCAATGGAACTTTTATTTCCGCTTTTGGTACAGGCACAGGTGGTGTAGGAACTTACACAGTAAACAACTCACAAACTGTAGCAAGCGCAACCATCATTGGTTCTGGTAATGCTTTGTTGCAAAACCCATCCCCAATGAGCGTAGGTGTTGGCCCTCTGGGTCGCATTTATGTTTGGGACGCTGTACCACAAGCCAAGCTGACGAACAACATTGTTGCCGCTGTTATCACAACTGCCACCACGCTCACGCTTGCCGCAGGTGCTGGTGTTACATCCGCCACAATTCAAGGCGGCGCAACAGGCTTGCAACTTGACTGCCCTCGTGCGGTTTCTACAACCACAGGCGCTGGCTCCCCAACTACTGTCAACATCACCGTCTCTGGCTACGACTACTACGGTCAAGCCATGAGCGAAGTAATTGCAACAGGAACAGTAGCATCAACAACTGTCAGCGGTAAAAAAGCCTTCTACCAAATTGCCAGCGTTGTCTCTTCTGGCGCAAGCGTGGTGACTGTTGCCGTGGGTACGACCGACATCTTGGGCGCGCCATTGCGCATCACTGATGCTGGGTACGTTACTCGCGCAGGCTGGAACAACACCCTAGCCGAAGATGCGGGCACTTTTGTCGCCGCTGCTACCGCCACAGCAACCACAACCACTGGTGATGTGAGGGGCACTTATCTGCCCTCATCGGCGGCAGACGGTATCAAACGTCTCGTGATGGGAATCGCCCTGCCTGCAATTGCAGTAGGCCCAAATGCAACCCGTGTTGGCGCTCTCGGCGTCACACAAGCATAAGGAGAACGACATGGGTCAATTTAAACCAATGGTCAAGATGGAGACTACTGAGCCATCAGTTGAACTGAAACTAAAAAAGGGCGGCAAGGTAGAGAAAAAGGCTGTCGGTGGCATGATGGGCTCGCCCATGAGCGCTGCTGGCGCTATGCCCCCTTCTATGCCCGCTCGTGGCGGCATGATGGGTGCCAACTCTCCAATGAAGCCTTCAATGGCTATGCGTCGTCGTGCAATGAAGGGTCTGCCTTCTGGCGCTGGCCCCGCTGGCCCAATTGGCGGCGCAGCGCAGATGCAGGCGTCAATGCCCCCCGCGCCAATGGCACCACCTATGAAAAAAGGCGGCAAAGCTGAAGGCGGAGAGTCCAAGGCAATGCACAAGTCGGAGATGAAAGCCATCAAAGGCGTGAAGTCTGATCTGAAGTCTCATGCAGCCAAAACTGCCAGCAAGGGCCACAAGGGCTTGAAGTCTGGCGGTATGGCCTGTGCTACTGGCGGAGTGGTGGACGGCCAAGGCGGTTACGCCAAGGGCGGCATCATCAACACTGAAGGCCAAGGCGGAAAGTATCGCAACACCAAGATGGACACGACCAAGCCTGACCACTCGCCTGCCAAAACTGGCGGTGTGAAGATGGGCAACGGCGGTGGCTACAAGGACGGCGGCATGGCCATGGTTGAAAAGGGCGGGAAGATGGTTCCTGACTTTGCGGCTGACGGCAAGGGCAAGATGGCCAAAGGCGGCATGGCTTGCGCTACGGGCGGCGTTATGAAGTCCAACGCTGGCGGCTACAAAAAAGGCGGCAAGATCAAAGGCATGATGGGCGGCGGCATGGCTGGTAATGGCATGATGGGCGGCGGAATGATGGGTGGCGGCATGATGAATGACGGCATGATGAATGAAGGAATGCCTCCTTACAGCGCCTACAAAAAAGGCGGTTCCACAAAAAAAGCCTACGCGGCGGGGGGAACTGTTAATTCAGGTCGTCCCGTCGCGATGCCGCAAGGCAGCAAGCCAGCCTCCAAGCCTGTAGCTATCAACGAACTTGCTGGAACGTACAAAACAGGTGGAAAGGTTACGCCTGCTCAGGGTCGCTTGCAGAAAATGTCTGCCTCTGAGAATGCTCCTGCGTTCCGTGCCGCCAAAAAGGACACGAACGAGAAGTACGGCCCAGCCAGCATGATGAAGTTGAAAGAGGGTGGCGACATGTCAAAAGGCGCATACGATGCCGCGCTAGATGAGCCGCCTACGGGCTCAAGGTTTGCAAAGAAGGTACACGGCTTCATGGACAATCTCTTCGGAGCCAAGAAAGAAGCTGGTGCTGGTCGAGGGTTTGTAAATCCCAAAAGCGTGACCAAGTCAAAAGAGTCGGTCACGGTAGCGCCAATGAAAAAAGGCGGCAACGCCAAGTGCTAGTAAAGTGGGGGCTTCGGCCCCTGCTTTTAATTGGAGATAAATATGGCTGATGCAGTTACGAGCCAAACGCTCATAGATGGTGAGCGCACGGTCATCATGAAATTTACAAACATCAGTGACGGCACTGGTGAGTCTGCGGTTTTAAAAGTAGATGTTTCCGCTTTGACGCCAAGCGCATCAGGCGCGGCGTGTGATCGTGTCACGGTCACCAAAATCTACATTGCCAACCACGGCATGGAAGTCAGAATGTTTTGGGACGCCACAACGGATGTGCCGTTCTTTCTGTCGTCGCCCGGGGCAACGCAGACGCTTGACATGACGGGCTTTGGCGGCATTACCAACAACGGTGGCGCTGGCGTTACTGGTGACATTGTGTTTAGCACGGCTGACGCATCTTCGGGCGACACCTACTGGTGCATTTTGGAGATGGTCAAGGGGTATGCGTAATGCCAAGCAAATCACCATCCCAGCACAACTTGATGGCGGCGGTTGCACATAACCCTGCGTTTGCCAAGAAAGTGGGCATCCCCACAAAAGTCGGCAAAGAATTTGTTCGTGCTGACAAGAAGATGGCTGATGGTGGTAGCGTGAACGAGGCTGGAAACTACACCAAGCCTGAGCTGCGCAAGCGTATTGTCAGCCAAGTCAAGTCCGCTGCAACGCAGGGTACTGGAGCAGGCGAGTGGTCAGCCCGCAAGGCACAGCTTGTGGCAAAGAAGTACAAGGCCGCTGGCGGCGGCTACAGGGACTGACATGAAGGCTCCCCAAAAATCCCTGAGCGATTGGGGCAAACAAGATTGGACAACCAAAAGTGGCAAAAAATCTTCTGAAACTGGTGAACGATACCTTCCAAAAGCTGCGATCAAAAGTCTCAGCCCTGCTGAGTACGCTGCGACAACCAAAGCCAAGCGGGCAGGAAAAGCCGCAGGAAAACAATTTGTAGCGCAGCCAAAAAAGATTGCGCAAAAAACAGCCAAGTACAGGTTTTGACTATGCCAAAAAACAACGCATCAATAGCCAAGTCTTTAAAGAAGGCTGGTTTTTATGAGCCGTCCAAAAAGCAGTCTGAGCGTTTGAACATTGTTAAAAATGTAACAACCAAGCCTCAACGGGTAAAAATTGTTGAGGAGGTGTTTGAGGGCAAGAAATTCAAAGATGGCGGTCCATCGCTTGCAGTTGGTCGCGGCGAGAAGTTGTCCGTTGAAAAAGGTGCTGGGTTAACAGCCAAAGGTCGGGCAAAATACAACCGTGAAACTGGTAGCAATTTAAAAGCTCCACAACCTAAAGGCGGAGCTCGAAAAGACTCTTTTTGTGCTCGGATGTCTGGTGTGGTCGAACATTCAAAAGGGGACGCACCACGCGCCAAAGCATCGCTGAAGCGGTGGGATTGCCCCGGCTGGTAAGGGAACAACATGGCATATTCAGGCACTACAGGTACGACCGTTGTAACGGTGCAAACGCTGATTGACCATGGCGCACGTCGCTGCGGGAAATTGGCCGAAGAACTCACGTCTGAACAAGTCCTGAGTGCCCGCGAGTCGTTGTTTTTCCTCCTGTCCAACCTGATCAACATTGGCATTCAGTATTGGGCTATCAGCAAGAAGGTCTACGGCTTCACGGCAGACAAAGCAACGTACCTGCTGCCCCTTGGCGGCAACGACGTGCTCAATGCGTTGTACCGTTATATGAACCGCCCTGACGGCAGCTACACATCATCCGCAGGCGGCACAGTGGCCAATCTGTACGATGGTGATGTAGACACGGTATGCACTCAAACCTCTGCAAATGGAAATTTTGCTATCAACTTTGGCCCGTCCAACCCCATTTTTATTGGCTCAATTGGGTTCCTGCCTGCCTCCAGCGGCACTAAATCATTCATCCTCGAATACTCGCTTGACAACGTGACTTGGGCAACCTTGGTTGATCTTGGGTCCATCGCCGTGGTCGATAACGAGTGGGTTTGGACCGACATTGCCAACGGCCAGACCGTGCCGTACTACCGCATCCGCGCCTATAGTGGGACCACCCTGAGCTTGCGAGAATTGTATTTTGGCAACAACAGCACAGAGATCACCATGTCGCGCCTAAACCGCGATGACTACACCAACCTACCCAACAAGAACTTCACAGCCAATCAGCCGTTCCAGTTTTGGTTCAATCGCACGATTCCCCAGAGCGAGATCGTGCTTTGGCCAACGCCGCAAGACGCCTTTTATCAAATGACCATTTGGTACTCACGCCAGATCATGGACGTGGGTGACCTGTATGGCGAGCTAGAGGTCCCTCAGCGCTGGTACGAGGCTGTGGTGATGATGTTGTCTCATAGGATGAGCCTTGAGCTGCCCGGGGTGGACGTTACGCGCACCCAGTACCTTGAAGGTCAAGCTGACAAATACCTTGCCATGGCCGAAGAGGAAGAGCGCGACAAGTCGCCCATCTACTTTGCTCCAAACATCTCCGTTTACACGAGGTGATTGATGGCCATTTTTCTGGACACCCTTGGATACTCTGACATTGCAATTGCGATATGCGACCGCTGCAAGATGAAGCGCCCGCACGCCGTGATGCGCAATGATCCGAACTTCCCCGGTCTCCGCGTCTGCAACGAAGGCTGTGCAGATGAGCTTGACCCCTACCGTTTACCTGCTCGCAAAACCGAAAGGATAACGATTCGGTTTCCACGTCCTGACCTCCCCCTGAACGCAGGCGACAACTATTTGGTCAGTGGCGGCATCACTACCGTTGTACAAATTTCGACACAAGGCAACACCCAGACGCCAACCTCAAACGGAAACTTGGACACTATTGCCCCGAACCCACCAAACAACACGAGCACCTAATGTCAGCACAAGTAACCATACTCCAACTGCCAGCCGCAGGTGCTATCACAGGCACTGAGGCGGTTCCTATTGTTCAAAATGGCGTCACGGTGCAGACGACCACGGCGGCGATCTCCGCATCTCCGTCGCAACCCTACACCTACCTGACCGTCACCCAAACACCTCAGTTAGCCAACAGCCGCTACGTTGGCGCGACCAACGGCTTGACGATCACTGACGGTGGTGCTCAGGGCGTGTTCAATATAACGACCACAGGCGCTCTTTTGTCGTTAGTGAACTCTGGTACTGGGTTTCAGGTAAAAACGTCTTCTACGGCCATTACAGGCCGCTCTATTGCCGTTTCTGGCGTTGGGTTGTCAATTTCCAATGGAAGCGGCGTTTCTGGCGACCCTACAATCACTTTAGCTGGCCAAGTCCTGAATCTGGCTAACCTGAGCGCCAACGGCCTGATGGTGATCACCTCGGCTGGTGCGTTGTCGGCCACGTCAATCCTGAACGTGGTTGACCAGACCGCTGTGTTCAATGCGGACGGCACGACTGGCAACCCGACCATTGGTTTGGCGTCAAACCCCATCATCCCCGGCACTGGGTCAATCTTTATCCCCGTGGGAACCACTGGTCAGAGGTCTTCTGGTGTAAACGGGCAGATTCGTTACAACAGCACCGACGGAGCCTACGAGGGCTATTCTGCGGGCGCATGGCGTCAATTCTCGCTGTCTGGTGGCGTCACCTTGGTCAACACTGGAACGGGCCTCACAGGCGGTCCTATTACGGGCGCGGGCACGATTTCCATTGACGTCACCGCCGTGACCGCTGGCTCTTATGGGTCTTCAACTCAGGTAGGAACTTTCACTGTCAACGCCCAAGGTCAACTGACTGCGGCTGCCAACGTGACAATCACCCCTGCCGCCATTGGCGCAGTGTCGTCTGTATCTGGAACCGCAAACGAAATAACCGCAACGGGAACCACCACAGTCGTTATTTCGCTGCCTGCTGCTTTGACCTTTACTGGCAAGACGGTGACGGGTGGCACGTTCTTACTGCCAATCATTTCCTCGATATCAAATAGCGGCACGATCACCATTCCGTCAGGAACCGACACGCTGGTTGCCCGCAACACTACCGACACGTTGACCAACAAGTCAATCAGTGGCACAGGCAACACGCTAACCAACATTGGCAATGCTTCGCTGACCAACAGCACGATCTCTGGCGTTTCGCTTGGGTCAAACCTGTTCAGCTTGACGATTGGTACTGGCCTTACTGGCACGAGCTACAACGGCTCTGCTGCGGTCACTGTGGCAATTGATTCAACCGTGGTGACCTTGACAGGCACGCAGACGCTGACAAACAAAACCATCAGCGGCGCAAGCAACACGCTTTCCAATATTGGTAACGCCTCGCTGACAAACAGCTCTGTGACCGTTGGAACGACTGCAATTTCGCTTGGCAGCAGCTCGCTGACGCTTGGTGGCCTGACTTCGGTTGCGGTCACTCAGGACCCAACGACGGCCCTTCAGCTTGCCACCAAGCAGTATGTGGACACCACCGTTGCGGTCGGTTTGACTTTTCACCAGCCTGTGCAGGCGGCAACAACCACGACGCTTGCTACGACGACAGGTGGCACGGTCACTTACAACAACGGCACGGCTGGCGTCGGGGCAACCCTCACATTCTCCGTGGCGCTGACTGTCCTTGACGGTTACACGCTGGCCAACACAAACCGCGTTCTGATCAAGGACGAGGCCAACCAAGCTCACAACGGCGTCTATACATGGGCCACTGGTGGCACGGTATTGACCCGCGCAACGGATGCTGACACTTACGGCAGCGGAACCAACCAATTTAGCCAGAACGACTACTTCTTTGTCCAGAACGGAACTGTCAACAAAGGCACTTCTTATGTGGTGACAACTGCTGGAGTTATCACGTTTGGCACAACGGCAATCACGTTTGCTGAATTTAGCTCGTCTCAGGTTTACACAGGTACATCGCCAATCGTTATTACTGGCACGGTCATCTCTTTGACCACCGTTCCTGTTAACCTTGGTGGTACAAATCTGACTAGCTACACCATTGGCGATACGCTTTATGCAAGTGGCGCAACAACATTGTCTAAACTACCACTTGGTACGCAGGGTTTTGTGCTGACAGCGGGCGCAACTGGGCCTGTGTGGTCTGGCATCTCGGGCGGGACTTTCTAAGGAAAAATTATGGCTGCAACAAACTTTACACCGATTCAACTTTACTTCTCAACGACTGCATCTGCCGTACCTCTGGCGGCAAATCTTGCGCAAGGTGAATTGGCAATCAACATCACCGACGGAAAGCTGTATTACGAGGACAACGGCGGCGTTGTGCAGGTAATTGCAACCAAAGGTGCTGGCACGATTGGTGGATCAACAACGCAGATTCAGTACAACAACGCAGGCGCGTTGGCTGGTAATGCTGCAATGGTGTTCAACAACTCAACGAACGTCACCACGCTGACCACGCTGAACCTCACCAATGCCCTTGGAGCCATCTACGGCGGCACTGCGCAGTCCACTTATACCCAAGGTGACATCCTCTACTCCTCGGCCACGAACACGCTGGCCAAGCTTGGTATTGGCGTGGTCAACTACATCCTGACGTCAACTGGAACGGTCCCTCAGTGGGTTGCACCTTCAAGCATCACCGTCAACACAGCGACCAACCTTGCTGGTGGCCTTGCTGGATCTGTTCCTTACCAGTCGGCTCTCGACACGACGACGTTCTTAGCTATTGGAGCTGCCAATCGGGTCATGACCTCTACTGGTACTGCCCCGCAGTGGGTGACGTCCCTGACGGGCCTCACAGGCGTTTCCAGCTCTAGCATTACCAATACCAGCCTGACCTCTGGCCGCGTCGTTGTGAGCACCACCGCTGGCCTTCAGGCTGACGATGCTGACCTGACCTTTGACGGCACAACTTTGTCGGCTGGCGGCTTCTCAACGGTCGGCCTGAGCACTTTGGTCAAAACCGTCAAGATTGGTGACAGCAACTTTAACGGCGTGGCCGTGTTTGCTGCTGCTACGCCTGCCAAGCTGTATATGGGTACGGGTACTGTGACCGACGTCACCTCGGCAATCAGCGCAACCAACGCAATTGGTGCAATCGCCTCCTTGGGCATTACCCCAATCGCTGCGACCAACACCAGCGTCACCTACACCGACGCAGCCACTTTGTACATTGCAGGCGCTCCAAGCGCTGGCACGAACGTCACTTTGACCAACCCATACGCTTTGTATGTGGCTTCTGGTAACGCCTACTTTGGCGGCACAGTGACTGCTGGAACCGTCAACCTGACCACGCTTGACCTGACCAACCTTGAAGTGACCAACATCAAAGCCAAGGACGGTACGGCTTCGATCACTCTGGCCGACACCACTGGTATTGCCACATTCAGCGGTGCTACCGTATTTACGGCTGGCACAGCGTTATTGCCCGCCATCACCACAACTGGCGATACAAACACTGGTATTTGGTTTCCTGCGGCTGACACTATTGCCTTTACAGAAGGTGGTGTGGAGTCTATGCGCATAGATTCGTCAGGCAATCTAGGCTTGGGTGTTACTCCTAGTGCTTGGAGTAGCGCAAGCAGACCCGCATTGCAATTAACAAATGGTGCGGCTTTGTTTACTCGAACTGGAAGCACGTTCTTAAGTCAAAACTTTTTTTACAATGCTGGTGACACAGGCTCGTATATTGCCAATGGTTTTGCAACGGTTTATGTTCAAACCAGCGGTCAACACCAATGGTACAACGCCCCATCAGGCACGGCAAATAACACAGCGGCTTTAACGCAAGCAATGACGCTTGATGCCAGCGGTCGGCTACTTGTTGGCACTACCTCTGGTTCTGGCGCAACAATGTTTACTGTCAATCAACCTGCCGCAAGCACTGATGCAAAAACGATTGTCTCTGTTGCAACTGGAACAAATGCGGCATTTACAGCCTTTGTCAACACTACAGTAACCACAGTAGGAACTGAAAACAGTTCTGGTGGAAGCCTTGTTTCTGGTTCATCTGCTTACTCAACTGTTATTGCAAACAATGGTGCATACCCAATTTCGTTTGGCACAAACAACACAGAACGAGCCAGAATAGACTCTAGCGGTAACTTCTTAGTTCACGCATCAGGTACAGACCCTTACGCAACTTCAGGTGGTTATGGTATTGCTTTAAATGGCTCTGGTGATTACATTGCTGTAGCAAGAAGCGGTGGTGCTGCAATTTATGCCGCAAGACAAGGTAGTAATGGGACTTTATCTGAGTGGTGGTGTCAAGGTAATAATGTTGGCAGTATTTCAGTTACAACTACAGCAACTGCTTACAACACATCTTCAGACTACCGCCTAAAGAACACTATTGCACCAATGACAGGCGCATTGGCTAAAGTGGCTTTGCTTAAACCAGTAACTTATAAATGGAATGTTGATGGTTCTGATGGTCAAGGTTTTATTGCTCACGAATTGGCTGAAGTTTGCCCTCAAGCCGTTTCTGGTGAAAAAGATGCTGTAGATGCTAATGGAAACATCAAGCCACAAGGCATTGACACATCATTCTTGGTGGCTACATTGACTGCGGCTATCCAAGAACTCAAAGCAGAATTCGATGCCTACAAAGCATCACACCCGTAAGGACTAACATGGTTAGACGATTAACAACAGAGGAGTTTGTTGCCAAGGCCATCAAGGTTCATGGCGGCAAATTTTCCTATGACAAAGTTGTCTATAAAGACAAATTGTCTAGTATTGTTGTTACTTGTCCTGACCATGGGGATTATGAGGTTACACCTACTGTTCATTTGCAAGGCAGAACTCCTAGATGTTGTGTGTACGCATCTAGAAAAGGTGTTAAAAAACCAAATAATTCACCAGAACGAATTGCACAAGAAACAGCAAGAAATAGTGGTGCAATGTATTACACAGGCAGTTTATGCACTACTTGCGGAAATACAAAACGATATGTTTGCAATAGGTCTTGTGCCGAATGTGCTGTTAAATCAAGAAAAAAGTCAAACGCAAAAAAAGACATTACCGCTAGAAAAATACTTCGCAGTAGAAACATTTATAGAGATAATCAAGAAATCCAAAATTGGATATTCAATATTTATGAATCCAAAAGAAAAATGCAAGTGGACTTTGGTGTAAAACTTCATGTTGACCACATTGTTCCTTTGCGTGGCAAAACTGTTAGTGGTCTTCATGTGCCTTGGAATATGAGAATTACAACAGCAAAATTTAATTGCTCTAAACAAGCAAAAATTGGAACTGAAATTGGTTCTATGTCTGTGGACAATGTTTCAGTTCATTCATCAGCATTACCTTGGAATTTAAAAAAGGAAAATTATGTCAATCTCGTATAACTGGACAGTTTCAGAAACAAACTATGAAGTAGCCAACGGATATGTTTTTTGTGCCCACTGGCAAGCCACAGCAGTAGATGGAGACTACACAGCCTCTATCTATTCAACTTGCTCATGGGCAGACGGCACAGTCAATACGCCTTATGCAGACCTGACACAAGCCACAGTGCTTGGATGGG